TTACTGATGCGTCTGGTAGTGGTGAGTGGCGTAAGCGAAATAGCCACGCTGACGCATCAGTTCACGGCGCAGATCCGGGTGTGGAGTAAAGCGGTCGCGACCGTGCAGCCAGAACAGGTTGTTAATCAACAGGAATTTGCCAACGGGAACGGGCACAGAAAGAGTGCCTTTACTGGTTTCAATGGCGTCCGAAAGCTCGCTCAACCACACGCCTTCTTCGAAGTCTTTCGGCTGGACAAACTGGTCGATATAGCGCATCACCGGGCGGCCCTGCTGATCGACATCGAACACCGGATGGAAGACATCTTTGTTGACGTTTTTGCTCGGCGGCGCGGCAAAGCGCATCGGACGGCGCGCCAGCGGATGGCGGAAAAAGAGGTCCAGATGTTCCCAGTCATCGAGATGCAGCAGCAGCGAGTTACCGCCCTGCATGTTTTGCTCGTCGATTTTCATCATCAGCACGTAATCAGTGATCTCTTCGACGTAAGTGCCGTCGTTGTGCAGCTCCATTACGCGGTGCGGCTGACGAAGATAGCTGTCTGAGTTATCAACATTTTTCACCACGAAACGCGCGTAATACTGACCGCTCATGGCGTCAAAATTGGAACGGCCAATCAGATGCGCCACCGCCGTCGCCAGCTTCACCATCTCATCCGCCTGCGCGACATCATCGATACCCACCGCATTGATCAACAGCGCACCTTCAGCGCGGTTTAACAGGGTCTTCAACAGCAGCGGTTGCAGCTGATTCGCACACAGATCGTCGAGAATTTTGCCTACCCGAAAACGCAGAAAAGATTTGTACTCCAGCGCCTGTACGGGCCATTCGGCAACCTGTTCGAGAAACTGTTTGGTCGTCTGTTCGGTGAAGGTGAGTTCCAGCAGACGCGGGGATTGCGCCGACGGGATGAGAGTGAATCCGCTATAGTCCTGGCCTGAATCGACAGCGTTATTTTGTACGGCGGTCAGTGCATTCATCAGAAGCGATCCTCTTATGAGATGTAGGGTGACATGGCGATGCTCATTTCGTAGCCATAATCTAAAAATATCTACATTTCTGAAAAATGCGCATAAAAGTTACATATTGTTTTCTTATTGTGATCAAAAACAACAAATTAATAACAAATAATGTGAGGGATAAGAATTGGGTTGAAAGGAAATGAATAATTAAAACAATATATTAAGTGTGCTTATACTCTTTTTCGAACTGGTGGCATTTGTTTAAATGCTATTTAAACTGCTTTTTCAGAGTTCAACTTACTGAGTTCCGTGTCGACTAATGTGAGTAAGATCAATCGCATCCAACCTATGTTACTTGATGGAATCGATAACAATATTAATGAATATACAGATTCCGGGAAGGCTGGCTATGGGGGCAAATTATTCTCTTTCTGGCAACGGGTAAATAACAGTGACCATTTGTCGAGAAGCTGATACTGAGCTGAGGGATACTGTATATGTCTGGACTGTAATTGGATGAATTCTATTCAGGGCGGGTCAGGACCAATAAAAAAGCCCGCATCAGCGGGCTTTAATGTCATAGGGAGTCGCGACTCCGTTGCGTATCCTTTTTTGTCTCCTCACCGTCTGGTCGGTGTCCTGCTGAGACTTATAACTTCCTGTTTTTGTTGGTGTAGTCCTTACACCGTCCAATCATGATTGGTGGAGCTGGCGGGAGTTGAACCCGCGTCCGAAATTCCTACATACCATTTTCACTATAACAAAAACATTAACTTGCGTTTAAAATCATCAAGTTAGTATTATCTTATGTTTGTCCGTTTTACTCATTTTTAATGCTCTGTCGCCAATCTGTCGCCACATTATCCGCTGCTTGAGTTGAAATCTGTGGGTTTACGGAGATTAGATCTTATGGTTTTTTCAGCGATACGAATAGTCGAAAATTTATGCAGGTTCATCAGTGCTATACAAATCCCAAGTGCAAAAAAGTAGCTGGACATTCCTAATCTTTGCATATCAGTAAGTTTATTAATTTTCTCTAAAATATGTTGGGTTACTAATCCTTCGTATACAAAAGGTATGGAAGTTATAAAACCGCCAATAAAATAGAATGTTAAGCTTATCAGCTTTATAGATTTTCTATATATCCAAAAGCGATATCTTTTTTTTGTCCATTTAAATATTTGTTTTTCACTACTAATAGAAATTAGTTTTTGACACTTGCTATAGTTATCAATGTCATTAACTGGATCGTTAACACCTAAAAGAATCTCTCTCTGTTCTGGAGTTAGGTTCTTATCTTTTGTTATTGCAGCAATACCATAATTATATGCAACTTTCTTGATTTTGGGATCTTCAGTATTCTTATATAGATTGTATGCAAACTCGCTAATGTTTTTGCGCGAGTTGAAAATCTTATCTTTGGGGAAAACCCAGCCGGATCTTACCGCGAGCATCTGTATGATCGGGGTAATTATCGCGACAGAATACTTAATTATCTCGTTTATGTTCATGATCCATTGTTTACTTAAATTAAGTTATAAAGAGGGTTTTTTGTTACTGCATCCTCCAGGTGGTCTGGAGAGAAGTGTGCATAAATCATCGTCATTTTAATATCTGAGTGCCCTAAAATATCACGTAAAACGAGTATGTTCCCACCGTTCATCATAAAATGGCTGGCAAATGTATGGCGCAGGACGTGGGTGCATTGGCCTTCCGGTAGTTCAATACCGGCCCGTTTTACCGCCCGTTCAAAGGCTTTTCTGCATGGTGTGAATAATTTCCCTCGGTTTTTGGGTAGCTCGTTGTACAGATCCTGAGATATCGGTACGGTACGGTTTTTTTTACCCTTGGTCTTTGTATAGGTAATCCGGTATTTCGATAGTTGATGGCCCTGCAGGTTTTCAGCTTCACTCCAACGAGCACCGGTTGCTAGGCATATTTTTGCAATCATTAGCAGACTGGGGCTTTGAGAATCAGCACAGGCATCCAGCAGACGTTTAATTTCCTCCGGGGTTAGGAACGCCAGTTCACCCTCCGTAATTTTAAATGTTGGAAGCCCGGCAAGCGGGTTGGGGGCTGACCAGTGGCCCAGCTTTTTCAGTGTACCAAAAACAGATGATAGGTTGCGCTGTTCAAGGTTTACCGTGCGGGGCTTAACGGGTGACATGAACGAGCCGTCTTCATTTTGGACCTCCCCCTTTAATCTGGCTTCCCGATATTTTGTGAAATCACCTGCTGTCAGCTCAGAGGCGATGGGATCGCCTAGACCATTACAGATAATTCTAAGTTTCGCCATCAGGCGTTTGGGGTCTGCGAGTGTTTGACCATATAGGGAATACCACTGCTCAATCACTTCTGATAATCGCCGCCGATCTTCCTTCTCACCAAGCCATGGCTTTTTGTTTACTTCGTTCATGGTGAAGTTTTCGAATGCTATGGCTTCGCCTTTCGTGGCAAATTGCTTACGCACGCGCTTGCCATTGCGTCCATTGGGATAGCACTCACACAACCATTTTCCGTTCGGCTGTTTTCTGATGGTCATATCAAAGGCTCTTAATGATTTTCAGTGCACGGCCTACTACCTCAATGTCATCCAGGCCACACTCAAACGATGAATCATCCTGATGCACTACTAATCTGTTTCCCGGGAGTCGAGTCAATTTAACAATGCTTTTTATCCCGTCGATATCGACTAACCACATACCATTCACTGGTGGTGTTTGGTTGCGATCTATTAAATAAGAATCACCAGAAGTAGTCACCAGCAGTAGGTTGCTTGAGTCTGAGGGGAGTATGCTGCTATCAATGATTGCTTTTCCAGCATCGACCAATAAACCACCGTTGAGAGTCGCCTTGTCAATTTCAGGAGATACTAGTTCAGAAAGAGGTACAACCTTGCTGGAGTTCACGGAATTGATATTTTTTTGGGGTTCAATGTTTGGACCTGGCTCCCCCTGTCCGGTGGTTAGCCACAGTAAAGAAACTCCTGTTTCCAAGGCGCACTGAATCACCCACTCTGCAGGAAAACTATCTCTTAAGTATCTGTTTGCCATGGTGCTTTTTGATGCGCCTAAGTGATCGCAAAGTTGCTGTCTGGACTTGAAATCATAGGCTGCCATTAGTCTATGGATAGCTTCTCTTCCCCCTGTATTCTCTCCAGCCTTTACCTGTATCATTTTTTAATCCTGTTGACGCATCAAATATTGGATCGTAGTATCTCGATGTATCAAATATTGAATCAATTAAAACGAGATAAAACGACGTAAACCAAACCTTAATCGGGAGATACTGCACTATGAGCACTGATATTTCAATTCGTGTACCAAAAGAGATGGCTACGCCTGCAGAGTTCGCGGAATGGGAAGGTATCTCCCGCGGCTCCGTGTATCAAAAAATTCACCATGGTCAGCTTGCTAAATACATGGTCAAGAAAGAAAAAAATAAAGGCCGCGTAAACCTTCGTTATCTGATGTACAAAACTGATCAGGTCCGTGAATCCCTCGGTCATTCCAACTTCCGCGTCATTGTTGGTAAGTAAGTTCAATTATGGGAACTTTCTAAGGGGGCACCATGTTTGATTACAAGATTTCCAAACATCCGCATTTCGATGAAGCCTGTAGGGCTTTTGCACTGCGTCACAACCTGGTGCAACTGGCAGAACGTGCAGGCATGAATGTACAGATTCTGCGGAACAAGCTGAACCCAGCTCAGCCTCATTTATTAACCGCACCAGAAATCTGGCTGCTTACCGATCTGACTGAAGATTCAACGCTGGTAGATGGTTTTCTGGCACAGATTCATTGTCTGCCATGTGTACCGATTAATGAGGTGGCAAAAGAGAAACTGCCACATTACGTCATGAGTGCAACCGCAGAGATCGGGCGTGTTGCTGCAGGTGCGGTATCTGGCGATGTAAAAACCTGTGCCGGTCGTCGTGATGCTATCAGCAGCATTAACTCTGTAACACGACTGATGGCGCTGGCGGCTGTTTCATTGCAGGCCCGTTTACAGGCTAATCCTGCGATGGCGAGTGCAGTTGATACCGTGACTGGCCTCGGTGCTTCATTCGGTTTGCTGTGAGGTGCTTATGCTGACGAAAGAACCATCATTTGCATCGCTGCTGGTAAAACAAAGCCCGGCAATGCACTACGGTCACGGCTGGATCATGGGTGAGGATGGTAAACGCTGGCATCCGTGCCGTTCACAAGATGAATTGCTGTCTGAATTGACCACGGGGAAACGGAGAAAGTCAAAATGTATGCAGCGGAAAGTGAAGTGGTTTATCAGTTTCGTTACAGAGGGGAGAGTTATTCAGTACCTGAAGATGATTTGCTCTGTTGTTATCCGTCGTTGTCGGGCGATGGCAGTTACTTTTTCACGCTAAAGGATGGGACGTTTTTACGGGGAGAGCAGGTTAAAGAAACGATACGAAAAAATGTATCTCCTCTCGAACGTTACCGTAAGAACAAAGAACAATAGTTGCGTTTTGGGGATATGAATTATGGCAATTAATGGCGCTGCAGCGACTGTTCCATTAAGCCCCGGTGAACGCCTGAATGGACTTAATCATATTGCGGAGTTAAGGGCGAAAGTATTTGGCCTTAATATTGAGTCAGAGCTTGAGCGGTTTATTAAAGATATGCGTGATCCACGGGATATCAATAATGAACAAAATAAACGGGCACTGGCTGCCATATTCTTTATGGCAAAAATTCCAGCTGAACGTCATAGCATCAGCATTAATGAGCTGACCACTGACGAAAAGCGGGAGTTGATTAAAGCAATGAATCATTTTCGTGCAGTGGTGAGCTTATTTCCCAGACGGCTAACCATGCCGAATTAACCAACTAATGAAATTAATGGCGTAAACCCGCCGGGCATCCCTTTATCTAAATTCAGGAGAATTGATTATGCGTAATATTGAAACCCTCTCGACTAAAACCGGACCGGATGACGCAGGGCTTAATATTTTACTGACAGAGGCTCGTCTGGAAGAACGCCGGGCAAGGGCTGAAGCAATGGCAGCTCGCCTTGATAGCCTGGCGTGTCATATCACATCCCGCCAGCTAAACCACGTCGAAGCGGCAGAACTGCTGCGTGTAACTGCTGAAGCAATCCAGAACGAAGCGCAGGAGATCCACTAATGGCTGATGCAATGGATCTCGTACAGCAGCGCGTTGAAGAAGAACGCCAGCGCCATATTCGTGCTGCCCGTGCCAAAACACCGGGCGTGTCTCGCGTGCTTTGTATTGAATGTGAAGCGCCAATTCCGCCAGCACGACGCCGCGCCATTCCGGGAGTGCAGCTTTGCATTACCTGCCAGGAAATCGTAGAGCTGAAAGGCAAACATTACAACGGAGGTGCTGTATGACAGGGGCTGTGCGTATCCATCAATTAAAAATTGCACCTAAGTATTTCAATGCTGTGGTTGCAGGTCAAAAGACGGCTGAACTTCGTAAAGACGATCGTGGCTATAAAGTTGGTGATGTTCTTTCTCTTTGCGAATGGAAGCATGGCGTATTTACGGGTAGGGAATGGGCCGCGGTTATCTCTCATGTGCTTCCGGTTAATGACGTCATGGCAGTTTCAGAACAATGGGTGATGCTATCAATTCGCTCATTAACCCCATTAGAAGCTTTAGGATATGTTATTGCAGGAGGTGCTGTATGAGCACCATCCTGAAATGGGCGGGAAATAAAACCGCAATTATGTCTGAACTGAAAAAACACCTTCCTGCTGGCCCGCGACTGGTTGAACCTTTCGCGGGTTCCTGTGCTGTGATGATGGAGACGGATTATCCAAGCTATCTGGTTGCGGATATTAATCCTGATTTAATCAACCTCTATAAAAAGGTTGCCGCTGATTGTGAATCGTTTATATCTCGCGCCAGAGTTTTATTTAAGGAAGCAAACAGGGAGGTGGCTTATTACAACATAAGGCAGGAGTTTAATTACTCAAATGAAATTACTGATTTCATGAAAGCGGTATATTTCCTGTATCTCAATCGTCACGGTTACCGTGGTTTATGTCGCTATAACAAGAGCGGGCATTTCAACATTCCCTACGGTAATTATAAAAATCCGTATTTCCCAGAAAAAGAAATTCGCGCATTTGCAGAAAAAGCCCAGCGGGCAACGTTTATCTGCGCCAGCTTTGATGAAACGCTGGCGATGTTGAAGGCGGAGGATGTGGTGTATTGCGATCCGCCGTATGACGGCACGTTTTCCGGTTATCACACTGACGGCTTCACTGAAGATGACCAGTATCACCTGGCATCCGTTCTTGAACATCGGTCATCAGAAGGACATCCGGTCATTGTTTCTAACAGTGACACATCCCTGATCCGTTCGCTGTATCGCAATTTTACTCACCACTACATCAAGGCAAAACGCAGCATCGGTGTGGCAGCTGGCGAGGGTAAATCAGCAACAGAAATCATTGCTGTTTCCGGGCCGCGCTGCTGGGTGGGATTTGATTATTCGCGTGGCGTGGATAGTTCTGCCGTGTACGGAGTACGTGCATGAGTCATGCCGATATGAACAACTGCTGCGGCTTTAACGAAGCTGCCGCATCGTTCTCATGGAACAGCCCGAAAAAGGCCATTAACCCTTATCTGGACCCGGCGGAAGTTGCGCCGGTTTCTACGCTTTCAAACCTGATCACTCTGTACGCTGCCGATAACGAGCAGGAACAGCTGCGCCGTGAGGCGCTGAGTGATCAGGTCTGGGAGCGTTATTTCTTTAATGAATCCCGTGATCCTGTCCAGCGCGAAATGGAGCAGGATAAGCTCATTAGTCGGGCAAAGCTGGCGCATGAGCAGCAGCGTTTTAACCCGGACATGGTCATTCTGGCAGACGTCAGCGCCCAGCCCTCCCATATCAGCAAGCCGCTGATGCAACGTATTGAATACTTCAGCAGCCTTGGCAGGCCAAAGGCTTATTCCCGCTATTTGCGTGAGACGATTAAGCCATGTCTGGAACGGCTGGAGCATGTACGCGACAGTCAGCTATCCACATCTTTTCGCTTTATGGCAAGCCATGAAGGGCTGGACGGCCTGCTGATTCTGCCTGAAATGAGTCAGGATCAGGTGAAACGCCTGTCCACCCTTGTTGCTGCGCATATGAGCATGTGCCTTGATGCAGCTTGTGGCGATTTGTATGCCACCGATGACGTTAAGCCAGAAGAAATCCGCAAGACATGGGAAAAGGTGGCAGCAGAAACCCTGCGACTGGATGTCATACCGCCTGCGTTTGAGCAACTCCGCCGGAAAAGAAACCGCCGTAAACCCGTGCCATATGAACTCATTCCGGGTTCGCTGGCGCGTATGTTGTGCGCCGATTGGTGGTACCGGAAATTATGGAAGATGCGTTGCGAATGGCGGGAAGAGCAGTTGCGTGCTGTTTGCCTGGTCAGCAAAAAAGCATCTCCCTATGTCAGCTATGAAGCCGTGATGCATAAACGTGAGCAGCGCCGTAAGTCGCTGGAGTTTTTCCGTTCTCATGAACTGGTGAACGAAGACGGCGACACGCTGGACATGGAGGATGTGGTAAACGCCAGCAGCAGCAACCCTGCGCATCGCCGCAATGAGATGATGGCCTGTGTTAAAGGTCTGGAGCTTATCGCGGAAATGCGCGGTGACTGCGCCGTTTTCTACACCATCACCTGTCCGTCACGTTTCCATTCCACGCTAAATAACGGCAGGCCCAACCCGACCTGGACAAATACGACGGTAAGACAAAGCAGTGATTATCTGGTCGGCATGTTTGCTGCATTTCGTAAGGCGATGCACAAAGCCGGATTGCGCTGGTATGGCGTGCGGGTGGCTGAGCCGCATCATGACGGTACAGTTCACTGGCACCTGTTGTGTTTTATGAGCAAAAAAGATCGCCGCACCATTACTGCTTTGTTGCGTAAGTTTGCCATTCGTGAAGACCGCGAGGAGCTGGGTAATAACACGGGACCACGCTTTAAGTCTGAGCTGATAAACCCGCGCAAAGGTACGCCAACAAGCTACATCGCGAAATACATCAGTAAGAACATTGACGGGCGTGGTCTGGCTGGCGAGATCAGCAAGGAAACGGGTAAATCCCTGCGTGATAACGCTGAATACGTTAATGCCTGGGCGTCTCTGCATCGTGTTCAGCAATTCCGCTTCTTTGGCATTCCGGGGCGTCAGGCTTACCGTGAACTGCGATTGCTGGCTGGTCAGGCGGCAAGGCAACAGGGGGACAAAAAAGCAGGTGCGCCGGTACTGGATAACCCGCGCCTTGATGCAATCCTGGCTGCTGCTGATGCTGGTTGTTTTGCCACCTACATCATGAAGCAGGGCGGCGTACTGGTTCCCCGCAAATATCACCTCATCAGAACTGCTTATGAAATCAACGAAGAACCGACCGCATATGGCGATCACGGTATTCGTATTTATGGCATCTGGTCACCCATTGCAGAGGGCAAGATCTGCACTCATGCGGTGAAGTGGAAAATGGTTCGTAAGGCCGTTGACGTTCAGGAGGCGGCAGCCGACCAGGGCGCTTGCGCCCCTTGGACTCGTGGCAATAACTGTCCCCTTGCTGAAAATTTGAACCAACAAGGGAAAGACAAATCAGCTGATGGGGATACCAGAACGGACATTACCCGCATGGATGACAAGGAGTTGCACGAATACCTGCACAGTATGAGCAAAAAAGAGCGCCGGGAACTGGCTGCAAGGTTACGCCTGGTGAAACCGAAACGGCGTAAAGACTACAAACAGCGAATTACAGACCATCAGCGACAGCAGCTCGTCTATGAACTGAAGTCCAGAGGATTTGATGGCAGCGAGAAAGAGGTCGATTTACTCCTTCGCGGCGGCAGTATTCCGTCAGGAGCAGGCCTGCGTATCTTCTATCGGAACCAGCGTTTGCAGGAAGATGATAAGTGGCGGAACCTGTATTAATTACGCGGGTTAACAATTCGTGCTCTTAATAATACCAGGCATTTCAGGCTGATGAACGTAAAAAAACGTTTTACATCAGTAAGATTATTATATACTGTAAATATAAACAGTGGTTATATGTACAGTATTTCTTTGGTGTCATAGGAGGAAAGATGCAGGACTATTTTTTGGAGTCTTTGAAGCTCCAGCGCATTGATTTTTTTCTTAAGCTTGTAGCGGCTAGTGAGTGTAGTGATGAAGAGAAGGGGCTGGCTCTGCAGTGGGTTTCTGAATTGACTGATGAACTCATGGCAAAAATCAGAACCCACGAATACAACCGCTCAATGGATGTCATCAGCTGAGGTGACCTTTATGCGCATTGAAATAATGATCGATAAAGAGCAGAAGATTAGCCAGTCTACCCTGGACGCCCTTGAATCCGAGCTTTACCGCAATCTGCGCCCCCTGTATCCCAAAACGGTAATTCGCATCCGCAAAGGTAGCTCTAACGGTGTGGAACTGACCGGACTGCAACTGGACGAAGAAAGAAAACAAGTGATGAAGATTATGCAGAAGGTGTGGGAAGACGACAGCTGGCTGCATTAAGAAAAGTTGCTGGCGTCTGAACTTGGTTCTGGCGTCAGCAAGGTTGAACAACGAGTACAGTGAGGCGTTAGGTGTGGCGTTTATTTGATGAGTGAACGCCCGTTCTGCGACAGGTTCGGAGATTAAGGTTGAAACTACGGGCAAAATACCATCTTTTTCCTACTTAATTGAGTCCAGTAACAAGTTACAGTTACTCTCATTGTAGAGAGAACGAGCAATTAGTGTTACCTGCTTTCCATTCATTCCCGGCTTATCCCATAACACAGCTTCTTGCGACGCCACAAATTCAGCATAATCAATTATGCGTTGTTCGTGATCTGGTTCCTCATAGCCAAAGTATGAGAGCGCATCGTTGTAAGCGTGGTAAGCTGCTTTCTGTAATATCTTGATATCGGCTGTAGGTACTTGCTCCGTGTAGCTAGGATCTAATTGTGTGCTACTGCCATAGAATGCACATGAAAGGTAAGATATTGATTTCTGTTGAGCTTTAGTTCCTTTCTCATAGTTTTTAGCTGTTACCGCCTGAACTGGGACGCTAACAAAGCTTGCAACCAGAATTAAAATTAATACGTAAAAGCTTTTCATTTTGACCTCAGCCGAAACGTTAGAGAGACTATCGAAATTTGTAAAACCCGTGGCGATTCAGTTTGAGATCCTCCCCCTTACATGATTTTTAATCAAATATATGCTTTTGTAAGCATACCTGTTAACCGAATTATTTATTTTTAGAGATCTTCCGACATACTGATTATGCCCGCTGAGGAGTTCACCTTGCGTAAGGTCCGATTCGCTTTACTCGTCTGTGCATGTCTATGCTGCATGAGATTGCATGATCGTTTGAGGATCGTTTTTGCTAAGGCCCGCCAGAACTGGCGGGCTTTTGCGTAGATCATGCACCTGCATGAAAACCACTACATAAAGCGGGCAGGCGTGGCGGGGATACGAGCGCGCGCTCAGTGTAGATATTTGAAATATATTACTGGAAATGAAGACGTTGAAATGGTAGTTTCATTTATGCGCATGTAGGCAGATTTGTTGGTTGTGTATCACAACCAGTGATTTTAATGGCAGGTGGAATCGCATCCCTGACATCCTTGTTTCGTCGCTATAGGGCCGTTGTGCTGTGCGAAGGAGTGCCTACATGCGTTCTTCCTCTCTTACTAACTTCTACGATAAAATATAATTATGGTCGCAACTTCTAAATTACTACTTTTGAAAGTCGCAGCATCTCGTGCTGACTTGGCAAAATTGCTAGATGTTAAGTTGGTGTTTTTAACGAATATTCTTTACAGAATTGGTACTGATAATCAGTATAAAGATTTCTCTATTCCAAAAAAAGGTAAGGGAGTCAGATTGATTTCTGCGCCAGAAGATAGTTTGAAAGATCTCCAAAGACGAATAGCCGATCTTTTAATGGAGTGTAGAGATGAAACTTTCAAAATTAAAAAAATTAAAAACAATTACTCCTTTGGTTTTGAAAGAAATAAGTCAATAATTTCCAATGCTTTCAGACATCGTGGGAAAAATATAATACTCAATATTGATCTTAAGGATTTTTTCAAAAGCTTTAATTTTGGGCGAGTGAGAGGGTACTTCCTATCCAATAGGGATTTCTTATTAAATCCGATTGTCGCCACTACTTTAGCTAAAGCCGCATGCTATAAGGGAAGTTTGCCTCAGGGTAGCCCGTGTTCTCCAGTGATAACAAACTTAATTTGTAGCATTATGGATATTAGATTAGCTAAATTAGCAAAGAGTTTAGGTTGTTCATATAGTCGTTATGCCGATGACATCACGTTTTCAACTAATAAAAAAGAATTTCCTACCGATTTGGCAATATCTCTTCCTGAGGGGGTTGTCTTGGGGAGCATTCTTGTCAGTGAAATAAAACGTGCTGGTTTTGATATTAATGATGCTAAAACAAGGATCTCGTACAAATCCACGAGACAAGAAGTTACGGGACTTACTATAAATAGATTTGTTAACGTTGATAGGAAATATTCGAATAAAACAAGAGCATTAGCTCATTCACTTTATAGTAAGGGAGAATATAAGCTACCTGATGAAGATGGTAAGCTAGTCGTGGGGAGTATCGAAAAACTAGAGGGAAGATTTGGGTTTATTGACCAGATTGATAAATTTAATAACATACAAGATAAAATAAGTAAACAGCCTGAAAAATATGCGCCTATTCATATTACATTAAAAAACTACAGGTTAAAGCTGAATGTACGAGAGAAGGCATATAGTAAATTTATTTACTACAAGTTTTTTCATGGACATGCTTCCCCGACAATCTTGACAGAAGGCAAAACTGATCGAGTATATTTAAAATCAGCTATTCGTTCACTTTCTGCCAAATTTCCTGAGTTGCTCAAGAAAAGCACAGACGGTAAAGGAAATGATATCAACTTGAATATTTTTAAATCTGATGAGAAGTCAAGTTATTTTATTAATATGTCTGGAGGTAGCGCAGATCTTAAAAAATTCATCGAAAGATATATGGATGAATATTCAAGCTACTATGGAAGCATTCCTAAGCACCCGGTTATCATGGTATTGGACAACGATTCTGGTTCTAATGAGATTTTGAATTTCCTTAAAAATAATGTTAAGGGCTGCCCCGATGATACCAATAAAATGAGAAAAATGAGATTTATCCATGTCTTTAAAAATCTCTATATCATTCTAACGCCTTTAAGTGCTACTGGTGAGCAGACTGCGATGGAAGATCTTTTTACTCATGATGTATTATCAACTATTCTTGGTGGTAAAAAATTTAACAAAAAGAACGATGGGGACTCAAAAACTGAATATGGGAAACATGTTTTCTCTGTGAAAGTAGTTAGGGATAAAAAACGAAAAGTTGATTTTAGTGGTTTTGAAATAATACTCAACACTTTTAAAGATGTTTTTGAACATTATAAAAAAATATGCAGCATATAGAAAGAAAGCCCTAGTGAAAATGATAATATACTAGGGCCATGATTCTAATTATCTGATAAATTGTATGGTTTGAATTTTATGGCTTCCTCTTCTAGCCACAAATTAAGCTCTTCTAAACGCCTTTGTAGAGGAATTAATTCATTCCTCACAAATACCATACTCGCTTTCTCCACATCCCCAAACCCCCCAACATTATTCGGCATGATCCCTATCATCTGCGGTGGCACGCGGTGCGCAGCCATCATGTCATCCCGGCTCACGTTCTTGATATTCAGAAACTCATCCTTCGCCGCGACTTCTGACAGAGGAATGATCTGAAGTCCGTCCTTTTTGCCGTTGGGCGAGTACATAAACAGATTACGGAAGTTGCCAGGGCCTTTGGCGCTTTTCATCGCATTGCGGAGGTTGTTCACGTCCTCCTGGTTCTGCGCGGCATCGGTCATGTACATGATGAAGCCTGCATGGCTGCCGTTGATGTAATACTTACGGCGGAACAGCGTGGCGGACTCGTTGAGCAGGGCTGACGGAATGGCAGAAAGATAACCGGGCAGGCCGTAGATCTCCTGGTTGATGTCCGGTTCCATCAGATGAAAAATGCTGCCTTTCGTGAACTGATACGGCTGCGTAGTCATGCCGTATTGCACAAACCAGTAGGTATCCAGGTCTAATCCGCGTCGGGTGTATTTTGCCAGCACAGGCTCAAGGGCGATAACTTCACCGAACCGGTTTGTGCGTTTCTCCAGGTAGGCGTTACCAAATACCAGATAGTCCTGCACAAAACGTGAAAAATCCTGCTGGCTGAGCAGCGGGTGAGGGATGTAGGTACTGGTCAGAATGTTGCACTTTACTGCAATCGGGGAGCTGTGATGTACGGCAGCGCGGAAGGTTCGCGCCAGTCCGTCAAAACTCACTGGCGGCTCATACCAGCGATCTGTCTGTACGCATTCCACATAGTCCAGCAGTTCACGGCGGTCCAGAACCGGAACGGGATCGCCGAAGCTGAATGCTTCGGCTGAAGTCTGGTTTTTATGCTTGAGCTGATTCGTCGCCGCAGCGCGGTTTTTCTTACTCTTTCCCATCAAAAAATCTCCACAATATTGCTGGTATTGGCGGATTCGCCCTGCAGCGGTTCGTTAAACAATGCGTGCATCGTTGCCCAGGCCAGATCGGCGTGGCTGGCTTCTTCGCTGCGGCTGGCTTCATAGGTCGGGCGGTTGCCGCTGGCGGTGGTGGCGCGACGGATTGCCATGAATGACTGCGCAATGTCGGTGTGCCCGGCGTCAAACTCCAGACGGCGGTGGCTGATAATGTCGTAGGCCTTGAGTACCAGGGCGTTTTTAACGTTGGGGTTGTAGACAAACTCCCGGACGGCTGGAAAAAACGCTTTCACGTTCTCGTAAACCCCGTGGCCGACGCCAGTTGAGTCGATACCGATGTATGTCACGTTGTACTGTTCGGTCAGTTTTTTGATGGCGTCAGCCTGGGCGCGGAAGTCCATCCCGCGCCACTGGTGACGCTCAAGAATGCGGAACTTACCGCCCGGCACGGCTGGCGGTGCCACCACCACGCACCCGGCGCTGTCGCCGTTTTGCGTACCTTTTGCCGGGTCATAACCGATCCACACTTCGCGCCAGCCAAACGGGCGCAGGGCCAGTGCATGAAAGTCGGTCCAGACTTCCCAGCTGTCCACCATGCACGCCTGCAGCTCGCTGAGCGGGAACACGGACGCGAGATCGTCCACGAATTCACACATCAGCAGGTTCTGGTATTCGTCCGGGCTGTATTCCATGCGCAACTGGTCAAGGTCGAACAGGTTACAGCCGCCGCGCACCGCATCTTCCACGGTGACTATCTGGCGGTATTGCCCGTCTGCACACAGCAGGCCTGGAGCCAGATTGCTGTGGGACAGGTCGATGTCCACCTTGTCGGCTTTATTGCGCCCACGGTTGAATAGCGCACCGGACCAGAACGGATAAGCACTGTGTGTCAGGCTGGATGGCGTGGAAAAATAGGTTTGTCGCCATTTTTTGTGAATAGCCATACCGGAAGCCACTTTGCGCAGCTCCTGGAATTTCGGTATCCAGAAATATTCATCCAGATACAGGTTGCCGTGGTAACTCTGGGCCGTGCGGGCATTGGTGCCGAGGAAATACAGTGTGGCCCCGTTGGGAAGCACCATCGGATCGCCTTTCAGCTCCACTTCCACTTCTTTGGCGAAGTCGATGATGTACTGCTTAAAGACGTGGGCCTGTGCCTTGCTGGCGGAAAGGAAAATCTGGTTACGTCCGGTAAGCAGAGCGTCAATCAGGGCTTCACGGGCAAAGTAAAAGGTCGCGCCGATCTGGCGTGACTTCAGCAGGTTGCGGATGCGGTTGGTTTTTCCGGCTTCCCACCAGTGGCGCTGGTAGTTGAACATGGAGGAATGGAAGATTTCTTCCAGCTTCTCAATCTGTTCATCGGTGAAAACGTTCTTTTCCGGCTGACGGCGCGGGCCTTTGTTGCGGTTGGCGACGTTAGGGTTTAAGTCGGCTTCGTTGCCGCCATTGTTAAACTTGCCGATCCGCGCATGGCGCTCCGACTGGCGCGCCAGCAGGTCAATCTCTTTGAAATCTTTCCCTTCTTTGTGCTCCTTCATAATGAGCTGGCAGTAGCGTGCGGCGGTGGTGAGCTGCATCTGATCCAGCGGCCCATAGTCACCCCACTTGTCGCGTTTTTTCCAGCTGTGAACGGTTGCAACTTTCTCGCCCAGCATTTCGGCAATGCGGGCTACGCGGTATCCCTGAAAGTACAGCAGCATGGCCTGCCGACGGGGATCGAGATCTGCGGGTGTCAGTGTGGTGTTCATGGCACAAACCTACAGCCTTGAATGAAGGCTTTCCCCGCCTGCGGTTTGTGTGGTTGTCGGTACAAATACCGCGCATTGTTTCACTGCCCCCATCACCGCAACCATAAGGCTCCAGTAAGTTTTTTCTAACGGAGCACGGCTCATGACAGTGAAAGCAAAGCGTTTTCGCATCGGGGTGGAAGGTGCCACCACCGACGGACGCGAAATCCAGCGTGAATGGCTGGAACAGATGGCAGCCAGCTACAACCCGACGGTGTACACCGCGCTGATTAACCTTGAGCACATCAAGTCTTATCTGCCGGACAGCACCTTTAACCGCTACGGCAAGGTGACGGCGCTGTTTGCTGAAGAAATCACGGAAGGTCCGCTGGCAGGCAAGATGGCGCTGTATGCCGACGTTGAGCCAACGGAATCCCTGGTGGAACTGGTGAAAAAAGGCCAGAAATTATTCACCTCTATGGAAGTCAGCCCGAAGTTCGCTGATACGGGCAAAGCCTACCTGGTCGGGCTGGCTGCCACTGATGATCCTGCCAGTCTGGGTACGGAAATGCTGACATTCAGCGCCAGTGCAGCCCATAACCCGCTGGCAAACCGCAAGCAGAATCCCGCCAATCTCTTTACCGCCGCAGAGGAAACGGTGATCGAACTGGAAGAAATCCAGGAGGACAAGCCGTCCCTGTTTGCCCGCGTCACGGCGCTGTTCACCAAAAAAGAGCAGTCCGACGATGCCCGGTTCTCTGATGTGCATAAGGCCGTGGAGCTGGTCGCCACTGAGCAGCAAAACCTGAGTGCGCGCACCGAAAAATCCCTGTCTGAGCAGGAAGAACGCCTGTCTGAGCTGGAGACTGCCCTGCAGGCACAGCAGACCGCATTTAACGAACTGGTGGACAAGCTGAGCCAAGAAGACAGCCGCCAGGACTACCGCCAGCGTGCAACAGGCGGTAACGCCCCCGCTGATACTCTGACCAATTGCTGATGGAGCACAAAACCTGATGAAGAAGAATACCCGCTTTGCTTTTAACGCTTACCTGCAGCAGCTGGCACGTCTGAACGGTGTGGCAGTTGAAGAACTGTCCAGCAAGTTCACCGTGGAGCCGTCCGTGCAGCAGACGCTGGAAGACCAGATCCAGCAGTCCGCCGCTTTCCTGACGCTGATTAACGTCACGCCAGTGACTGAGCAGTCCGGTCAGCTGCTGGGGCTGGGTGTTGGCAGCACCATTGCCGGAACCACTGATACCACCGCGAAAGAGCGTGAGCCTGTCGATCCGACGCTGATGGTCGATGTGGAATACAAATGCGAGCAGACCAACTTTGACACGGTGCTGACCTACGCGAAGCTGGATCTGTGGGCGAAGTTTCAGGATTTCCAGGTGCGCATCCGTGACGCCATCGTGAAACGTCAGGCACTGGACCGCATCATGATCGGTTTTAACGGCGTGAAGCGTGCGAAAACCTCCAACCGTAGCGAAAACCCGCTGCTGCAGGATGTGAATAAAGGCTGGCTGCAGAAAATCCGTGAGGATGCACCGGATCACGTCATGGGCAGTACCACAACGGGCGGTGAAACCACACCGGGCGCGGTGAAAGTAGGTAAAGGTGGCGAATATGCCAACCTGGACGCCGTGGTGATGGATGCCGTCAATGAGCTTATCGACGTGGTCTACCAGGACGATGACGATCTGGTGGTGATTTGCGGTCGTGAACTGCTGTCTGACAAGTATTTCCCGCTGGTCAACAAAGAGCAGGAAAACAGTGAAAAACTGGCTGCCGATATGATTATCAGTCAGAAGCGCATGGGTGGCCTGCAGGCCGTACGTGCGCCGTTCTTCCCGCCGAATGCATTGCTGATCACCCGTCTGGATAACCTGTCCATCTACTGGCAGGAAGACACCCGCCGCCGTTCAGTTATCGACAACCCGAAACGTGACCGGATTGAAAATTTTGAATCCGTTAACGAAGCCTATGTGGTTGAGGACTACCGCTGTGCCGCACTGGTGGAAAACATCCAGATTGGCGATTTCAGCGCCGCCGCAGCAGAAGCCGGAGCGTAATTCATGAGCCTGAGTCCCGCACGGCAGCATCGCCTGCGCGTTCAGGCTGAACAGGCCGCCCGCGAGGGCGGCAGTGTTCGCCACGCGTCGGGCTATGACCTGATGCTGCTGCAACTGGCGGAAGACCGCCGCCGTCTCAAGGGCGTTCAGTCCACGGTGAAAAAAGCGGAAATCAAAGTGGAGCTGTTGCCGAAGTACGCCGCCTGGGCGGAGGGTGTCCTGGCTGCCGGAGGCGCTCAACAGGATGACGTGCTGATGTACGTGATGCTGTGGCGCATTGATGCCGGAGATTATGCCGGGGCGCTGGAGATCGGGCGTCATGCCCTGCGTCATGGCTGGGTGATGCCGCTGGGTAACCGCAACGTGCAGACCGTGCTGGCAGAGGAAATGGCAGACGCCGCACAGAGCGCAATGCTTGCCGCCACCGGCTTTGATGTCGATCTGTTGCTGCAGACGCTGGAGCTGACAGACGGTCTGGATATGCCGGACCAGTCACGGGCGCGTCTGCATAAAGCGATTGGCGCGGTCTTGAGTGAAAGTAATCCGGCTTCCGCCCTTAATCATCTCAACCATGCGTTACAGCTCGATCCCCGCTGTGGCGTGAAAAAAGACAAACAGCAGCTGGAGCGCAGACTGCGCAATGACAGCCGCTGACAGAACGTGCCCCCGCGCACGGGCGGCACGGGGTGGCGAAAGGCACTGCCACATCAAAACCCCGTCCACCGCCCTCTATTTCAGGAGAAAGCAGCATGAAGTTTGTTGCGCCAGAACAGGCACCGGAACAGGCGGAAATCATCAGGAATACGCCGTTCTGGCCTGATGTGGACCTGTCGGAGTTTCGCAGTGTGATGCGCACTGACGGCACGGTGACGCAGCCGCGTTTAAAACAGGTTGCCCTGTCGGCAATTTCGGAGGTCAACGCAGAGCTGTATGAGTTTCGCAGACGCCAGCAGATGCTGGGGTATGCCTCGCTGGCAGAAGTCCCGGCGGAACAACTGGACGGCAAAAGTGAGCGCATTCAGCACTATTTCAACGCGGTTTACTGCTGGGCACGCGCCATGCTCAACGAACGTTACCAGGACTATGACGCCACGGCATCCGGTGCGAAGCGAGGCGAGGAACTGGCGGAAGCAAGCGGTGATTTATGGCGTGACGCCCGCTGGGCCATCAGCCGGGTGCAGGATGCGCCGCACTGCACAGTGGAGCTTATCTGATGAAAGTGCGTGCGCATCAGTATGACACGGTGGACGCACTTTGCTGGCGTCATTACGGGCGCACGCAGGGTGTCACGGAGCAGGTACTGAAGGCAAATCCGGGGCTTGCCGAATACGGCCCCTTTTTACCTCACGGGCTGCAGGTGGAGCTGCCGGACATTCCGACAACCACCACCGTGCAGACCGTCCAGCTATGGGACTGAATTATGACGCTTGAGCGAATCAGCGCCTTTATCACGTATTGCATCGCCGTCGTGCTGGCCTGGCTGGGCGATTTGTCCATCAAGGATGCCTCAACGCTGGGCGGCCTGATGATCGGTGTGCTGATGCTGGCTATCAACTGGTACTACAAACACAAAGCCTACCAGCTTCTGCGCGACGGGCAGATCTCGCGGGAGGACTATGAATCCATCAATCGTTAAACGCTGCCTTGTCGGGGCCGTGCTGGCTATTGCTGCCACGCTGCCGGGGTTTCAGCAGCTTCACACCTCCGAGGAGGGACTGAAACTGATCGCCGATTATGAAGGCTGTCGTCTGCAGCCGTATCAGTGCAACGCGGGTGTCTGGACCGACGGCATTGGTAATACGTCGGGCGTCATTCCCGGCAAAATTATTACGGAACGACAGGCAGCTGAAGGGCTGATCTCCAACGTGCTACGAGTGGAGCGGGCGTTGGAAAGGTGTGTGAAGCAACAGCCGCCGCAGAAGGTGTATGACGCTACGGTGTCGTTTGCCTTCAACGTGGGGACGGGCAATGCCTGTAGTTCCACGCTGGTGAAATTGCTCAATCAGCGGCGCTGGGTGGATGCATGCCGACAGTTGCCGCGCTGGGTTTATGTGAAAGGTGTTTTTAATCAGGGGCTGGATAACCGCCGTGCGCGGGAGATGGCCTGGTGTTTACAGGGAGCAAACTGAAATGAAAAAGAAATTAATCAGCGGACTGTTTCTGATGTTATGGATGGCGCTGTTAATCGCAGCAATGGTGTATCCGCAGGGGATTTTTCCGGTACTGGCAGCGTCCGGCGTTTGGGTAGCCTGTTTGCTGACATGGGCGGTAATTCCGGTAGCACTGGCTGCGTTAATTAAGAATGGCCCGCTCTGGCAGGAGTTAAGGGCATCTTTGCTGAAGACAATTACTCGAAAAGAAAACGTATTTACCAGTTGGGTGATGCGATTGCTGATTGTTGTAAGTCTCGCCTGGACGGGGTGGGCTATTACCCTGGTCTTTTATCTACTGACCGTTATTGCCTTCTGGATCACCCGTAATCAGATGGCGCAACAGGTAGCAGCATGAACCGGTTGCTGCTGGTTGTGCTGACGTTATTACTGGCGGCGCTGGGCTGGCAGACGTGGCGGCTGGCTGATGCCAGCCAGACCATCAGCACGCAGGCAGACGAGCTGCAGAGCAAAAGCCAGGCACTGGCAAAGAGCAATAGCCAGCTTATCAGCCTGTCCATTCTGACTGAAACCAATAACCGGGAGCAGGCGCGGCTCTATGCCGAAGCAGAACAGACCAGCACGCTGCTGAGACAACGACAACACCGGATCGAGGAACTGAAACGTGAGAACGAGGATTTACGCCGCTGGGCTGATACTCCTTTGCCTGCTGACATTATCCGGCTGCGGAAACGTCCGGCACTCACCGGAGGTATGGCTTACCGTCAGTGGTTGTCCGCGAGTGACGCCGTGTCGGCTGGATCAGGCAACGCCGCGCACTAACGGTGATCTGAACGCGTTGCTGGATGAAACGGAGGCCGCCTGGGCGGTCTGTGCAGACAAAGTGGACATGATTATTGCGTGTCAGGAGCGAAACAGTGAACAAACCACAATCCCTGCGCCACGCCCTCAATAAAGCGGTGCCTTATGTCCGCAATAACCCGGACAAACTGCATCTGTTTGTGGATAACGGTTCGCTGGTTGCCACGGGGGCCAGCTCCATGTCGTGGGAGTACCGTTACACACTGAACGCGGTGATTGAGGATTTCAGCGGCGACCAGAATCTGCTGATGGCCCCGGTTTTGCTGTGGCTGAGGGATAACCAGCCCGATGCCATCAATAACCCGGCGTTACGGGAAAAGCTATTCACCTTTGAGGTGGATATTCTGCGCAACGATGTCTGTGATATCAGCCTGAACCTGCAACTGACGGAACGTGTGCTGGTCAGCACTGACGGCAGTGTGTCGAGCGTTGAAGCTATAGCGGAACCTGATGCACCTGAAGAAATGTGGACGGTGAAATGTGGCTGAACTGCAGAAGGTGGACGACTGGCTGAGTGCCTTGCTGGCGAATCTGGAACCAGCCTCGAGAAGCCGCATGATGCGCCAGCTGGCGCAGGAACTTCGCCGGACACAGCAGCAGAATATCAGGATGCAGCGCAACCCTGACGGCAGCAGCTATGAACCGCGACGGGTAACAGCACGCAGTAAAAAAGGCCGTATCAAACGTCAGATGTTTGCAAAGCTGCGCACCACAAAATACCTGAAAACTGCCGCCAGCGCCGACTCTGCCAGCGTGCAGTTTGAAGGTAAGGTACAGCGCATTGCCCGTGTTCACCATTACGGTCTGCGTGATCGCGTCAGTCGCAAAGGACCGGACGTACGGTATGCAGAGCGGCGTTTGTTGGGTATTAACAATGATATTGAGAACAACGTTAAGAATGTTTTTTATCAATGGTTAATTAATAACAATAAGCCGTAAAAATTTTAGATTAAAAATAAGTTATGAACGGGTGGCCTAGGAGGCCACCCGTTATTTATTCAAGGTGATTTGAAAGAGTAATTAATGGCTCAATCGGTTGGAACGCTTTTAAGGATGTTAATATGTTTTTAACTTCCTTTGATACGATAGATAACGGGTTGTCTGTTACAGATAAGTAGGTGGTTAAATCTTGACCTGAAACACGGATAACATGTGGTAATATCGCAGTTATAACTGGTGTCCAAAGGTCGATTAAATCATCCAGAGAGTTATTTTTAGATAATGCTGTATCATATTTATATTTTATTTTCTTCTTGTTCAAAGGTTTATCTGTTAATTCTTCAAGTATTTCTCCGATGACGGATATTAAAAAGAATCGAGACTTTAAATTTTGGAGGAATAATAAGTTATCCTCATCTACTTTAATTTTATTCTCTTTTGCACGGATTTGAGATTTTACTTTTTCTATAGCTTTTGAAATAGTGTAAGCACATAAAATATGCTGGGCTTTCGAATCATGAAAGGCATTGTCATAGGCTGATTTTGTATCGAAAACGTAGTTTTTACCTCTATTGGCGCTAACATAATCCCCATGTAACGCTATCAGCGGTTGAGCAACAGACTCAATGCCAAATAAAGAACCAGTATTTTCGAAGCCGCGTTTCAGTGAATATGTATAACCAAGAGTGGAAAATTCTTCTGCCACCTGTTTTTGTTCTGTGCTGTTAGAGTAGTGATCCCAGGTTGTAATATGATTCTGAGTATTATTATACTGGACTATTTTTTTTACTTTGTCCGCATCATTACATTCAATAACCTTACAAAGGACTTTTAGGCCATCTAATTTTTGTATATCTTGAACTGAACCAATAGAACCAGTGGTTTGAGCTCCATTTATGATTGAAACTCCTTCCAACAACCCTTTTTCTTTGTTGAATTTTGTTGTTAGGATTGATACACCATTGTTAAAGACAAAGAAGTCTTTTGGGGATGTTTCTGCGGTATTCTTAATTGATGAGTTTATTTTTCTTCTCTTATTTAATCCCATGAACCCCCTATAATTAGCAGAAAATAATTCTGCTCCATAATTTTTGTATAAATAATTTAGCCAAGTGCCGTTTGCAAAGCCAACATGTGAAGTCCAGCCATCACCTTGTACAGAATTTATAAGTTCGCCATTGAACTTTATATTGTCAGTCACAACAATTTGTTGTGATAGCGCAATATACAATTTTTCAAGACTATTAACACCAAGTTCTCTGTAAGTTACCTCAATTTCTTTGTCTGCAAATCTACCTGCTAGATAGTCACGACAAGTTTCAAGCTCAGTTTTAACCTGCTCAGATTCGGCACAATTATGGATATATAATAATTCAACAGCTTCAATTTCGTTATCATCAATTAATTTTCTAACCTCAGAAATTTTTGCTCTTAATTTTGCATTTGGAGACTCTCCTGAGCCTGCCATAATCCACGCTAAAGCAGTGTTTAAGTCAGAAGCTTTATTTGCAGGCGCAACTATTTTAAGTGCTTGCTGATTGCAATAGTAACCCTGAGCAATAAATAACGTTGAATTAATTACGGTAATGAAGTCTATTTTCTTATCGTTTCCACCATCAGTAAGTCCATCAGATGCTAGCTTATCAAAATCGGATTCATCTAAGTAAAGACCTAATGACCATAAAAGATGTGCGTTACTAGTCCCGTACTTTTCTAACAGGGAAGTTTTATTTTGCAGTTGTCTTAAGTGTTCCATTTACCAAGCTTCTTTTTTGTTAATGAGATAACTCTCAATAATTTATAGATAGTAGTCGTTTTTTGCCAGTTGTTTGTGACAGCCGTGATACAACTATCAAAGCTACTTCTCAATTTTGAGATATAGCAGTCTATTTTCATGAACACACAACTAACCGAAATCATGCGCCTTATCACCAACCTGATCCGCACTGGGGTAGTCACCGAAGTGGACCGGGAAAACTGGCTTTGTCGGGTGAAAACAGGCGACTTAGAAACCAACTGGATCAGCTGGCTGACCCTGCGTGCCGGGAATGCCCGGACATGGTGGCGACCATCGGAAGGTGAGCAGGTGGTGCTGCTGAGTCTGGGCGGCAATCTGGAGACCGCCTTTGCGCTGCCCGCTGTCTATTCGAATCAGTTCGCACCACCGTCGACGTCGGCGGACGCCTGCGTGACAGAACATCCTGACGGTGGCTGGTTTGAATACGAACCCGCCACCGGGCGCTGGTATGTCAGGGGCATCAAATCCATGGTTATTGAGGCTGCCGACAATATCACCCTGAAAACCAGTGAGTTTGTGCTGGAGGCTGACCGCACGCGTATTAATAGTGAAGTAGTGATCAATGGCGGCGTTACCCAGGGCGGCGGTGCGATGAGTTCTAACGGGATCGTGGTTGATGCGCATCAGCATACTGGCGTCCTGAAAGGCGGCGATACAACCGGAGGCCCGGTATGACGCTTTATAGCGGGATGAACAATACCAGCGGTAAAGCCATTACTGATATTGACCATCTGCGCCAGTCGGTGCGGGACATTCTGCTGACACCGCAGGGTAGCCGCATTGCTCGCCGGGAATATGGTTCCCTGCTGTCGGCACTGATAGATCAGCCACAAAATCCGGCATTACGCCTGCAGATCATGTCGGCAGTGTATGTGGCGCTGAGTCGCTGGGAGCCACGGCTGATGCTGGATTCCATCACCATCAACAGCAATTTTGACGGTTCAATGATGGTGGAGCTGACCGGGCGGCGGAATAACGGTGTACCTGTGTCCCTTTCCGTATCAACAGGAGCAGAGAATGGCAGTGATTGACCTTTCGCAGTTGCCTGCACCGCAGATTGTGGATGTGCCGGACTTTGAGACGCTGCTTGCCGAACGCAAGGCAGAATTTGTGGCGCTTCATCCGAAAGATGAGCAGGAAGCAGTGATCCGCACGCTGGAACTGGAATCTGAACCCGTCACCAAATTGTTGCAGGAGAACGCTTATCGTGAGTTGCTTCTGCGCCAGCGCATTAACGAAGCCGCGCAGGCGGTGATGGCGGCTTATGCCATAGGGAGCGATCTGGACCAGCTCGCTGCCAATTACAACGTGAAACGCCTGACGGTGACGCCTGCTGATAATGACGCTGTGCCGCCCGTTGCGGCAGTGATGGAAAGTGATGAAGCGTTACGCCTGCGTGTGCCTGCAGCCTTTGAAGGGCTTTCAGTTGCGGGGCCAACTGCAGCTTATGAATTTCATGCCCGAAGCGCCGACGGTCGGGTGGCGGATGCCAGTGCAACCAGCCCGGCACCTGCAGAGGTGGTGCTGACTGTCCTTAGCCGCGAAGGCGACGGAACAGCAGAAAAAGACCTGCTGGATGTGGTGGAGAAAGCCCTGAACAGTGAGAACGTCCGCCCGGTGGCTGACCGTCTTACGGTTCGCAGCGCAGAAATCATCCCGTACCGCGTGGAAGCCACCATTTTTCTCTATCCGGGGCCCGAAGCAGAGCCGGTAATGGCAGCGGCAAAAGCCAGCCTGCAGAAGTACATCGCCAGTCAGACGCGGCTTGGTCGGGATATTCGCCGTAGTGCCATTTTTGCCGCGCTGCATGTTGAGGGGGTTCAACGTGTGGAGCTGGCTTCACCGCTGGCTGATGTGGTCCTGAACAAAACACAGGCCGCATCATGTACGCAGTGGAGCGTAACCAACGGAGGAACGGATGAATAGTCTGCTGCCACCGGGTTCAACTTCACTGGAGCGCCGACTGGCGCAGACCTGTAGCGGGATTTCTGATCTGCAGGTGCCGCTGCGTGACTTGTGGAATCCGGCAACCTGTCCGGTCAGTTTCCTGCCTTATCTCGCCTGGGCGTTCTCTGTGGATCGCTGGGATGAGGGCTGGACAGAAAGCGTCAAGCGCCAGGTGGTGAAGGATGCTTTTTATATTCATCAGCATAAAGGGACCACCAGTGCCGTGCGGCGGGTGGTGGAGCCGTTCGGCTTTCTGATCCGCATTATTGAGTGGTGGCAGACCGGAGAGGCACCGGGCACGTTTCGTCTGGATATCGGCGTGCAGGACCAGGGCATCACTGAAGATACCTATCTGGAACTTGAGCGACTGATAAGCGATGCCAAACCATGTAGCCGTCACATGATCGGCATGTCCATCAACCTGCAGACCAGCGGCCCGCATTGGGTGGGAGCCGCCAGCTATCTTGGCGAAGAAATCACGATCTATCCGTATATCAACGAAACAATTATTTCCGGCGGCACCGCGCATGAAGGTGGGGCGGTCCATGTTATTGACACAATGAGAGTGAATCCATGAGCACAAAATTTTATACCCTGCTGACGGATATTGGCGCGGCGAAACTTGCCAGCGCCGCCGCGCTCGGTGTGCCTTTAAAAATTACCCATATGGCGGTCGGCGATGGCGGTGGAACATTGCCAACGCCGGACGCAAAGCAGACAGCATTGGTAAATGAGAAACGCCGGGCTGCGCTGAATATGCTCTATATCGACCCGCAGAACAGCAGCCAGATTATTGCTGAACAGGTGATCCCTGAAAACGAGGGCGGTTGGTGGATACGTGAAGTGGGCCTGTTTGATGAGTCCGGGGCATTGATTGCCGTGGGCAACTGCCCGGAAAGTTATAAGCCGCAACTGGCTGAAGGCAGCGGGCGTACCCAGACCGTGCGTATGGTGTTGATTACCAGCAGCACGGACAAGATCACCCTGAAAATCGACCCTGCCGTAGTGCTGGCAACCCGCAAGTATGTGGATGATAAGGTACTGGAGCTGAAGGTGTACGCAGATGATCAGATGGCAAAACATCTTGCCGCACCGGACCCGCATTCACAGTATGCACAGAAAGAAAGTCCTACGTTTACCGGGACACCCAAAGCGCCAACGCCAGCGGCGGGGAATAACACCACGCAGGTTGCGACCACCGAGTTTGTTCAGGCGGCACTGACGGCTCTTATTAATGGTGCGCCAGCCACGCTGGATACGCTGAAAGAAATAGCTGTAGCCATTAACAATGATCCGAAATTCAGTACCACCATTAACAATGCGCTGGCACTGAAAGCGCCGCTATCGAGTCCGGCACTCACCGGAACGCCAACAGCCCCCACGGCGGCGCAGTCGGTCAACAATACACAGATTGCCACTACGGCTTTTGTGAAATCAGCGATTGCAGCAATGGTGGGTTCTGCACCCGCGGCACTGGATACACTGAACGAACTGGCGGCGGCACTGGGGAATGATCCGAACTTTGCCACGACAATGCTTAATGCGCTGGCAGGTAAACAACCGCTGGACAATACGCTTACCAATTTGAGTGGAAAGGATGTGGCTGGTCTTCTCGCATACCTTGGTTTAGGAGAAGCGGCGAAAAGGGATGTGGGCACAGGAGATAATCAGATACCGGATATGGGAGCATTCGCTTCTGGTTCGGGATGGTTCAGGCTACCAGGTGGATATATTGTTCAGTTTGGCACTTTTTCAGGAAACACGACCCGCTTTATCAGTGGACACTTCCCTATACCATTCCCTAATCAGCCGATGGTTTCAGTCAGTGTTATGTCTGATGCCGTTCAGTCAGCCCCGTCGAATCCTGCCCCGCAGGTTTTGTCTGTAAATTTTGAACATATCAGTAATTCAGCGTGGCGTGTGGCAACCAGTGATATCTCACAGCAATACAGATTCAGTTATATTTCGATAGGACGGTAGAAATGCAGAAATATATTTTCAGTGCCGATAAAAATGCGTTTTTCCCTGTGGAGCTTAAAATCGCTTATCAGGAATCCGGCGAATGGCCCGGTGATGGAATCGAAATTGACGACACTGTTGCCGCCGAATTTATGAAGGAAGCACCAGAAGGAAAATACAGAGGTGTCATCGACGGAATGCCTGCATGGATTGATACTCCACCGCCAACTCATGAGGAACAAATTGCCGCAGCCGAACTGGAAAAGCAGCAATTGATTAATCAGGTCAACGAATACATAAACAGTAAGCAATGGCCTGGTAAAGCGGCGATTGGTCGCCTGAAAGGTGAGGAACTG